TCTGATTAAAGGTGTTGTACCGCAAAGTCTGTCCGTCCGATGCCTTCACCCGCAGCATCGCCAGCAGCAGCCCTGCATCCAGCGACTTGGGTTCATCACTGGTGCGCCGTCGGATCAGCCCGTCGAACTGTTTGCCCTCGACCGCTTGCGCTCCCCTCAGCCATTCCTCTGTCTTCGCCGTGCTCCAGTCCCGCGCATCGGCCAGGTCCCATCCCTCAGTGGCCTCCGGTGGTGGCCCGACCACCTGCACCCGGCACCCTTGACCCCGCAGCACATCACCCACCGCGGCCATCGCGTTCCGCCCGTCCAGGTCGTTGTCTGGTGCCAGCCAGCAGTCACGGTTCCGCAGCACTGACCAGTCGGCCTTGCCGTGACTCTTGGCCCCGTTCGACCACGTCACCACGACCCAGTCGGGCAGCAGCTCACGTGCCGCGTCCGCGGTCTTCTCACCCTCGACCACCAGCACCGGCGCCTCTGGCCGTTCTGCAAGGTCTGGGAGCCCGTAGAGCGGCCGTGGCGTGGGCCAATCGCAGGTGAACCCATCACGGCGCTTGTTCGGACGGTGCCAGCCGCCATCCAGCCACACCACGTGCGGGTATGCCCTTGCCCCGTTGCTCAGCTCCAGCCGCAGAACCCAGAACAGGGGCGCTCCACTGGCGTCCCGGTAGCACCAGCGGGCCGTGGCGCCACGATCCAGGGGCGGAGGGGCTGCATCGGCTGGTGGGCGCTCAGGTTGCCGCCATGGCGTCTCTGGGGCCTTGCGCGGGGCCTCCGGGGTGTCGGGGGTGTCAAGGTACCGGCCGACGTGCTTCAGGGCTTCCCGTGGCGTCCAGCCGCGTTTTCGGGCCAGCAGCTCAAGCCCTGACCCACCGCCGCCGCGTTGGTCCTTCCCCCCGCATTGGTTGCAGAACCAGCTCCCGGTCCCTCCCTGGTCATCAAACCGAAACCGGTCCGTTCCCTCACATAACGGGCACGGCCCATGCCGACCGCTCAGGTGCTTCTCCGTCAGGCCGCCAAGATCCGCCAGCACCTGAGGCCAGCGGCCTCGGGCGGCATCAATGATCGCCCCCATCTCAGACCCGTGCGGTCGCTTGGTCCCGGTTCATTGCCTCAAGGATCGCGTCGCGAATGATCGCGCTCCGCGTCTGCCGCTTCTCCCGCGCCTTGGCTTCCGCCCATTCGATGAAGTCCAAGGGCAGTTTCAGGCTGATGTGCTGATACACGGGCGGTCGGCGGTGGGGTCCCACCGTAGCACCGCGGATCACTGGCGCAACGGTTCGGAGCCCTGCCTAACCTCCTTATTGAGAATTGGCCTGAGGTTAGGCAGCCCTGCCCAACCTGCCTAACCTCTGCCCAACCTACCCATCCCCTGAAACCCCAGTCAGGTCAATGGGTTGGCTAACCTGCCTAACCTACCTAACCTATTTCTATAACGGTGTTAAGGGGGGGGGTAAGGGTGTCAGGACACGTATATAGCGCGTGTACAGGGTTTAAGGGGGAGGTTAGGCAGGTTAGGCAGGTTAGGCAGCGCAGGGGGGTGTTTCTCAATAACGGCTGGCTACGCTGGGTGGGTTCACCAGACCACCCCATGGCCCTTTTCCGCCTTCTCTGTGACCACGCCAATTACCGGGTCACGCAACTGCCGATGACCGTCCCGGCGTTCGTGGTCGAGCACCGCCGCGATGGTGGCCGCTGCACCCTTGAGACCCTTGCCGTCTGGGAGCCGTCCAAGGGCCGCTGGAACCCACGTGCGATGGATCCGGCGACGGCTGACCTGCCGCCCCTTGTCCTGGACTCCCTGCAGGCCGCTGTAGGCTGCGCTTAACGATTACCGCCGATGGGACAGATCGTTCCTGCTGATCTGCGTGATGATCACATCACCGCCATGGCAGACATGATCTGCCGTGGACTCAGCGGACGTGAGTGCGTGAGGCACGCGTGCCAGGAGTGGGGTTACAGCCAGACGCTGGCGGGCTCGATGCTGCAGGCGGCACGGTTGCAGATCTGCAACGACTGGGACATCCCACGACCGACGTATGCCGCGATTCAGCTGGCGCAACTGGAGACGCTGCAGATACAGGCGCGGAACACGGGCAACCTGATGGTGGCGCTGGGTTGCATCGACAAGGCCAGCGGGATTGCACGGACGAAGGCCTAGACTGGTGGGGCACCGAACCACCACCGTGGCGACTTTCGTTGAGCTGCTCGACACCATCATCGTCGATGAGCAGGAGGCCACCGTTGCCGAGATGATCGCTGCCCTCGCGGTCGCTCAGCACGCTCTGATCGTTGGCGCCTACGAGGACGACGACGATGAGGACGAGGTCTGCGAGGACGAGGACGACGACGACGAGGCCGAATCGCCCGCCTGTGGCCTCATGGCTGCCTGATGGGGCTGCTCGATTGTCAAGATCCAGGCAGTCTCCTCGCATTTGATGAGGAGGCTGCCTTTTTCGATGCTGATGCCACCCTCGCGGCGATCATCGACGATCTGCACCCACGACAGCGGGACTTCGTTCAGGATTCGCAGGTCGAGATCCTCGGGTGTTCCGCAGGCTATGGCGCCGGCAAGACCCATGCCTTGTGCGCTAAGGCGGTGGCGATGGCGATGATCAACCCTGGCTTCCAAGGCGCTGTCCTGGAGCCCACAGGGCCGCTGATCCGAGACATCTGGCTGCCGGAGTTTGACAGCTTCCTGGAGTCCTACGGCATCCCCTACACCTTCCGGTCATCACCCCTGCCGGAATACGTGCTGATGCTGCCGGGTGGGGCCACAAAGATCCTGTGCCGGTCGTTTGAGAATTGGACCCGGATCATCGGCCTGAACCTCGCGTGGGTGCTGGCCGATGAGATTGACACCGTCGCCCCCTCGATTGCCGCACGGGCCTTCCCGAAGATCCTCGGCCGCCTCCGGGCCGGTAACGTCCGCCAGTTTGCCGCAGCCTCAACACCGGAGGGCTTCCGGTGGATGTGGAAGACGTTTGCCTCAGATGAGGCAGAGGGCCGGGCCGATCGTCGTCTGGTGCGGATGCGCACGACCGATAACCCACATCTGCCGCCGGACTTCATCGAGCGCCTGCAGGCCAACTACGACCCCAATCTGCTGCGGGCCTACCTCGACGGTGAGTTCGTCAACCTCACCGCGGGGATGGTCTACGACCGCTTCAGGCGGGACCTGCACGTCGTCGCATTCGACGAGCCTGACCTGGACGATGAGGCCCTGCTGATGGGTTGCGACTTCAACGTCGGCAACTGCAATGCCGTGCTGGCCGTCGAGCGCAGGGGGCAGCTGTGGGTCTGGGATGAGATCGCCGGTGCTCATGACACCGATGCCATGGGGCAGGAGATCCGCAGCCGCTACCCACGGGCTCAGATCCTCGGCCATCCTGATGCGTCGGGTGCGAACCGCTCGACCAATTCCAGTCGGTCTGATGTGGCGATCCTGCAGAGCTACGGGATCAGCAACCAGTCACCCGCGGCGAACCCACCAATCCGGGATCGCGTCGCGGCCATGCAGGCACTACTCGAGAACGGCCACGGCCAGACCCGCCTCTGGGTTCATCCGAGGTGCAAAAAGACGATCGAGAGCCTGGAGCTGCAGGCATACGACGACAAGGGGCTGCCCGACAAGGCTACCGGCCACGACCATATGGCCGATGCGCTGGGCTATGTGGTGCACCGCCGGTATGCCGTGGAGCGCGGCAGTGCGGGGCGCGTGGTGCGAGGAATGCGAAGGGTGTACTAGGTGGGCTGGGGTGGGTCTGCGGTGCTATGGTGCTGGGGTGTTCACCAATGACACCATGACCGAATGGATCACCGACCGCTTGCCGACGGCGGAGGATGCGGATGCGGATGGCGATGTGAAGATCAAGACGGGTCGGTATCAAGAGCCGGGAGAAGGCGAATACGCCCATTACACCTTGATCGTTCCCGGCCAGCCGTGGTGGAGCCGCAACGCTGCCGCCCGAGCCGCCCAGCAGACCCCACCGCCTGCGCCGGCCCCGACCCGGGTGGTCTACGCGATGTGCGCCGCCTTTGACAACATGTACGCCGCCTGTAACGACGGCACTGTGTGGGCTCGGTCGCCGATGTGCGGCTGGGAGCAAGTCGCATCCATCCCCCAACCCGAGGCCCCCGATGCTTGAGATCTACGCTTGGGCCGGCGTTTTTACCGCGATGAGCGTCGTGCGGCCCCATGAATGCCGCGAACCTGCCGAATGGGCTGCCGCCTTGATCGCTGGGGCCTTATGGCCCTTGGTGGTCGCCGTGCGCTTGACCCGCTGGGTCCAACGCAACCGGAGGGCAGCATGACCCCCCTCGACTGGGACAACGTCGCCGACTGCGCGTTGAAGCGTTGGCGGCAACCGTGGAGCCCGAGCAGCCGCTACGGGGATTATGAGTCGTGGCGTGCTGCGCTGGACCTGGCCGCCCTCCAGCAGCGGCGCAGGTGAACCGTATGCCTTAGAGTGACAACGTACCACCACCCACCATGGCCACCACCTACGCCGAGTTTCTAGAGCGCAAGCTCCACACCGGCGCTGATCACGGGTTTGATCCCGTCTTCATGCCGCCGCAACTGTTTGACTTTCAGCAGGCCTTAGTCCAGTGGGCCGTCCGAAAGGGCCGGGCCGCGATCTTCGCTGATTGCGGCCTGGGCAAAACCGCGATGCAGCTCACCTGGGCCGAAAACGTGGCCCGTCATACCGGTAAGCCGGGGCTGATCCTGACGCCCCTTGCGGTTGCAGCTCAGACCGTCCGCGAGGGCGAAAAGTTCGGCATCGAATGCCATCGGTCCAGTGATGGCAGTGTGCCGGGGCGGATTGTCATCACCAACTACGAGCGGCTGTCCGCTTTCAATCCTGCCGACTTTGGCGGTGTCGTCTGCGATGAGTCCAGCATCCTCAAGGGCTTTGATGGCGCGAGACGGCAAGAGATCACGATTTTCATGCGCAAGACTCCTTACCGACTATTGGCGACGGCAACCGCTGCGCCTAATGATTACATTGAGCTGGGCACAAGCTCTGAAGCGCTTGGGTACATGGGCCATATGGACATGCTGGCCAAGTTCTTCAAGAACGATAACAACAACTGCACAAGCCGGCGCATGTATGGAGAGGCCCCTAAGTGGCGCTTCAAGGGTCACGCAGAGCTTCCGTTCTGGCGCTGGGTTGCGAGCTGGGCCAGGGCCTGCCGTAAGCCGTCAGACCTTGGGTTTGAAGATGGCCGCTTTGTGTTGCCTGAGCTGCGCGAACGCGACCACCTGATCGACGTGTCCGCACCACCCGAGGGCATGTTGTTCGCCATTCCTGCCACCAACCTGCGGGAGCAGCGAATAGAGCGCAAGCGTACTGTGCAGGATCGCTGCGAACAGGTGGCGCAGATGGTCAACGGCACAGGTGAGCCGGCGCTGATATGGTGCCACCTCAACGAAGAGGGCAGCCTGCTGTCTGATCTGATTCCAGGATCAGTTCAGGTTTCTGGGTCTGACACTGATCAGC